ATTTTGAGATATTAAATGGTGGTGTTAAGAAATACGCAGAGCCGTTGACAGATGATGAGCAGATTCCAAAGCAGACAGAGATGCAAGTAATGAACAATGGATTGTTAGAGAAATTCAGAGGCGAACATGATGCGCCTTTTTAACAGTAGTATAAAAATTGCGTAGTTGTTTTTATAGTGTGTTATAATTATTAAATTTAAAGCATGAACGATATTAGATTAAAATTACCTTTTGCTCTGGATAGTATTTTCTTGATACAAGGCAAGACCTATGAGATTGTAGATAGAGCAATCAGTTGGAACGTAGAGAATCAATGTGAAGTGTTTGATTACAAGATGAGATTATTCAATGATTTCGGCAGTTGGTTTAATGTAACGCATCAAAAACTCATCAATCAAAAGTACAAAGTTATTCACAGAGAGTTGTTTGTTAAATCCGGGTTAAAAGCATTCTGATGGACATTAAGATACTTACAACAAAGGTTAAACTGCAACATCTGTTGGAGAGGATAAAAGCAAAAGGTGAGAATGAGAATCTGGATGAGCAGCAAACATTGATTGAGGCAATCCTGTTGATATCTGAATTGCAAAAGCAATCAACAAAACATTATTCAGTTGCATCAGAATACAGGCATAAATGGGCAGAGAGCAAAATGGAGTTGAGGCATTTAGAGAAACGGTGTAAAAGATTAGAGGATAACATTGAATTATGAAAAAGCAAAAATTATTAGTATCATTTAGTGGTGGAGAAACATCTGCATACATGGCAAAATGGTTGATTGATAACAAGTCTGATAAATATGAAATGGCATTTGTATTTGCCAATACAGGTGAGGAGAATGAAGAAACATTAAACTTTGTAAATCGATGTGATAAAGAGTGGAATCTTGGAGTTGTATGGGTTGAGGCAAAAGTGCATCAAGATAATGGTGTTGGCACAACATTTAAAATTGTGGATTATAAAAGTGCATCAAGAAACGGAGAACCATTTAAGAATGTTATCAAAAAGTATGGAATCCCAAATCAATCCTTTCCGCATTGCAACAGAGAAATGAAGTTAAGACCAATACATTCATACATTACAAATGGGTTAAATTGGAGTAAGGAATATCAGACTGCCATTGGTATTCGATATGATGAGGTTGACAGAATGGTGGCGGACAGGAGTACATACAACATCGTTTATCCTTTGATTGAAAACGTAAGAATGACCAAGTTAAAGATTAATCATTGGTGGGGCAAACAACCATTCAGATTGAATTTAAAAGGATATCAAGGCAACTGCAAAACTTGTTGGAAAAAATCATATAGAAATCTCTATGCTATATCAAAAGAAAATCCAGAACATTTTGATTTTTTTAAACAGATGGAAAATGAGTTTAGTTTATTTACTGCTTTAAACAGAGAGAAACAAGTAGATGAGCATGGAAATCTAAAACCATTTCATTTTTTTAGAGGTGATAAATCAGTTGATGATATATTAAATGAGGCAAAATTGTTTGATGGAAAGGTTAGAGATTCACACATTCAAACAAGTTATCAGATTGATTTATTTGATATGATTGATGATGTTGAATCTTGTGATATTTACAGTAATTGTGGTGACTTATAATGATGCAATAAAAGATGTTTATTCTTTCTTGATGGATTTAAGCAAGAAGATAACCCGGAGAAAGGATGAGCAAGATGAGTTGTTGCAAGAGGTTATTGTGCAGATACTTGAGAAAGACAAAGAACAATTGATGCTGATAAATAAAGAGGGAAAGCTGATTGATTATTGTGCAAAGATTATGCTGATAAATTACAATAGTGGATATTCTAAATACAATTATCAGAGATTGAAGCACAGAAACAATTGCCCACATTCAATTGATTACAAAGATTTCATTGAGTTGTATAATTTTACTAATGACATTCAGCAGACTTATAACCGGGATGAATATGTTGAGCAGAGGAGAGTGATTAACTACATGGAACAAAACAAGAATTTTGATGCTATTGACATTGGATTGATGAAAGCATATTTTGGTGTGCAGTATAATTTCAAGGAGATGTATGAGGAGTTGAAACAGAGTGGTGCAGGTTCATTCTCATACGGATGGTTGCACAATAGATTGAAACGAGTTAAGAAACTAATGCCAGATAATTTTAGAGAGTTATGGAAGTCTTAAAAGCATTAATATTCTGTTCTACAGTTCCCTTTCTGATAGCTGATTATCTGCCATCATTCATCAAGAAAGTAACTGCACACAAGTATCTGTATTACATTGGTGCAATCCTTTTAACTCTGCTATCCTATAAACCATTATCATGTGCAACTTGCTTATCAATATGGTTAGCAGTTGCATATACATTGACATTAAATCAAAATTTTATATTATACATAGGATGCGTACCAATACTCACAGAGGCAATTGAGAGGCATTTAAAACTGTTTAAGCTATGACTTACTACCAACAATTAAAACAATACGATGATATCCTGTTCATGTATCAGCGAACTAAAAGCATGACAAGAGGTAAGGAGAAAGAAATCAATGAGTTGTTTGACTTGTATCAAAAGCATTCCGGGAATCAATTAGATAGAGGGTGCAATGTATGTGTTTCAAGAGCCATGCAAAGGATATGCAATTGGTATTTCACAACAAAAGAATCATACAAAAGCAGAGGAGTAAAAAAGAAATGAGCAGCGAGGTGGATAACAGGAGTGAGAGAGAGGATGATGTTTGGAAATTCAAATCTGCTGATGGAATATTAGTTGGCTCTGATGGGATATTATATGCTTACTTCAAGACCATATCATACGTTTATATTGATGAGGTTAATGGAGTAGGTTTAAATGATTCAGCAGTTAAGACAATACAAGATGCAAAGAGTGCAGGTCATGAGTTGTATATCAACCTTGACAGTATCTCATTGGGTTACGTTGCTTTCTTGTATATTGAGGATGATAATGATTATTTATTGAATTAGATGAGCAGAGAGTTAACAATAAAAGAAAGAAAGTTCGCAGAGTTGGTTGTTGAATTAGGCAATCAATCAGAGGCGTACAGACAAGCGTATGATGTGACAAATAAAGATGCTGAATGGGCAAGAATCAACGCATCTAAATTAATGGCAAAGACTAACATACAACTAACTGTCAATGAGTTAAAGCAACAGACTGCACAAAAACATCAGATTGACAGGGATTGGATAGTGCAGAAATACATTGGAATGGTTGAAACATTTGAGGAGATTAAAAGATTAATGCACCAAGATAAGCTGACCAAGAATGACAAAGAGAAGATTTATGCAATGGCTAATTCTGGATTGTTAAAAGGTAGTGATGCCAAAGGTGCATTGGATTCTCTTGCAAAGATGTTAGGGATGAATGAGCCAGAGAAGATTGAGCAGAGGCAAGAGATAACTATCAACGTCAAACGCAACAGAGATTGATGGATGTCACACCTGTATTTGAACGGAACTATGATGCAACAGAGAAGATTGTAATCAATAGAGGCGGCACAAGGTCAAGCAAAACCTATTCAATTGCTCAACTCTCTGCATTGTGGCTGATGACCGGGTGTTATGGTGACAATCAATTCTGTCATGTTGGTACTTGGTCAACAGTTAGAAAGTACAGAACTACATTAGACAACACAGTCATCAAAGACTTTGAGGAGATACTGAATAACAATGATTACTACAATCAAGTTGAGCATAACAAGACTAAGAAAACTTACTCATTTGACAAGAGGGTTGTGCAGTTCATTGGTGCAGATGATGAGCAAAAGCTGCGAGGTTCAAAGCAAAACATATTGTATTGCAATGAAGCAAATGAGTTGAATTACAGAAAGGAATTTTTTCAGTTATTGATTCGTACAGAGAATAAGATTTATTTGGATTTCAATCCAGATGATGAAGATGTGTGGATTAATACTGAATTAGAACAGAAAAGAAAGCAACAAGAGCAAGACGTTAACGTCATTGTTTCTAATTATAAACACAACACATACTTACCACAATCATTAGTTCAAGAGATTGAATTGTTAGAGAAAACTGACAAAGCATTCTGGCAGATTTATGGGTTGGGTGAGTACGGTGTTATAAAAGGGAGAGTATATGAAAATTATGAGTTATGTAGTAGCATCAATAGTGGGTGTGATTTTGTTGCCTTTGGTGGCGATTATGGTTATTCTGTTGACCCTACAACTGTTGTCGGGGTATGGCGTAAAGGGAATCAGTTATATCTTAGAGAAGTGTTTTACAGGGTTGGCTGCACGAATAGAGATATTGTACAAGAAATTAAAAGCAAAGGTATAGATATCAGAGATAAATTTATTTTTGATTCAGCAGAGCCAAAGTCAATTGAGGAGATGTATCGAATGGGTATGAATATCTTCCCGGCAAAGAAAGGAAAGGATAGTATCAATAATGGCATTGACATCTTGAAACGGTTTCAAATATTTGTCACAGAGGATTCTCACAACTTGATTAAGGAGTTCAAGAATTACAAGTGGGCAATGGATAAGAATGACAGACCAACAGGCAAACCTGTGGATATGTTTAATCATTGCTTGGATGCAGTTAGATATGTTGCTTTAAATGAGTTGGCATTAAACAACAAGGGTGTATATAAAGTGAGATAATTGATTATCTTTGTGATATCAACCTTTAGTTAAAAGGTTTGTTTTGTTTTTAGTTTTTAAAGAGGGGTATGCAGTTGATTCTGCTGCTCCTTTTTTTATGCGTGACAACTTGCAAATAAATTATATTATACAGTATGAACATTAAAATACCAAAGGATTGGGATGCAGTAACGGTTGGAAACTTTGCAGAGTTGTACCCGGTGCTTTCATCTGATGCGACATTGATT